TTGAAGAAAACATTTTAAAAATGAATTGTAAAGCATTCTGCCAAGTCATCGTTCTTGGTTCTACTAATTATATTCCATTTATGGCACTAACTGCCGGTGAGCGCAGAGAAATAGTAGAAGCACTTTTAGATATCGATGTGTTTTCTATGATGAATTCTCTACTCAAGGGCAAAATTTCTGAAAACAAAGAAGAACTTAAAGAAGTTGGCCATAAACTATCGTTGCTAAAAGAACGAGCAGATGCCCAAACAAATCACATTAAGGTATTGAAGGAAAAGAGTAAAACTTCTATTGAAAAATATCAACAAGAAATAGAACAATCTTTAAAGCAAAATGAAGAATTAAATTCTGAAATTTTATCATTAACTGCTCAAATAAATGATTTAGTTGTGAACATAAAGGATGACGAACCGGAAATTGAAAAACAACTAAGACTGGCAGAGAGAATAGTTGACGATAATGATACAAATATATCAAAAATTGAAAAAGAAATATCTTTTTATCATAATACAGATAAATGCCCAACATGTTCTCAGAATATTAATGCAGAATTGAAGACGCAAAAATTACATACATGTAATCTACAAAAAAATGAACTAAAGGATTATACTGCAAAACAAGTCATGGTTATCGATTCTCTTAAAGAGAAACTACAAACCCTATTTCATATTCAAAGCAAAATCGATTCTATTCAAAATAAAATAAAAGATGTCCAATCAAATATATCTGCAAATAATCAATACATCAAAAAAATGAATAAACAAATAGCAGATTTACATTCAGAGTCGGGGGACATTGAAAGTGAAAATGATAAATTACAAATTATAATGAATGATGGTAAAAAACATTTAGATGATAAAAAAGAATTAGAGGAAAATGCACAATATTACACTATGGCATCTCTTATCATGAAAGATTCTGGTATTAAAAGTAAAATTATAAAATATTATTTACCAATTATGAACAAAATCATAAATCAATATCTAGATCATATGGATTTCTTTGTTCACTTTGAGTTAGATGAATCATTTGTGGAAACTATTAAAAGCAGACACAGAGATATTTTTACATATGCCAGTTTTAGTGAAGGAGAGAAGAGAAAGATAGATCTGGCCCTTTTGTTTGCTTGGAGAGAAATTGCAAAATTAAAGAATTCTTTAAATTGCAATTTGTTAATATTCGATGAGGTCTTAGATGGCAGTTTAGACGACACTGCAACTGATGCATTTTTAAGTATCATAAATTCTAAATTCTTTAAGAAAGATACAAATATATTTGTTATTTCACATAAACCGAAGGACACTTTACAAGACAAATTTAAAGGTCATTTAACTTTTGTGAAGAAAAATAACTTTAGTAGACTTGACATCCCCTAATCGTGCATATATATTGCTTGTATGGCTAAAAGAATTCAAAAAGGCGACAGCGTTGAATCCATCGTTATGGGAGATGAACCTCTGTGGAATACCAATATTCCGCTGACGGATGAATACCTCTCTGCTTATATTATTAAGCACACTAATTGGTGCAACTATCATTGGGATCAAAAGAACTACCGAAAGGCTGTTTTGGAATATCTCAAGAATAAAAAAAATAAAAATCAATTCATTACAATCAGTAAAAAGAACGGCGATAATTTTGCATTTCGAGAAATTGGAAATTATTGCAGAATGCTGTCTCTCGGTTGCCCGTTGACAGAAAAAATTATTTCCTATATTGACTCTAAACTGAAGGACCTTAAGTCAACTTATGATGTGGTAGAACCTGAAGAATCTACTACTGAAAAGGTTGATATTCAGCAGAGGATTAAGGATAAGACAAAAGATCTAATTGATACAATTGAAGAAAAGGTTGACCATTTTGTGCAGGCTCTTTCTGTGGATCGTCCATATTCATTTGATGCTGTTTCTTGGCTTACGGGTATTGGTGTAAAACCGGTGCACACAAAAGAAATTATTAAGTTGTTTACTCCTCGTAAAGAGGAACTGGAGAAGGCTTTAAACGGTGATAAGGAACTTATGGAGGGTTATGCCTTCTTGGGTAAGGCTAAGACCCGTAAATATATGGAATTCAATGTAGGTATTATAAACGCATGTAATACGATTGCAGAAAATAAGCGTAAACCAAGGAAGAAGAAAAAAGTTTCTCCAGAAAAACTTGTTTCCAAACTAAAGTATATGGTTGAGGATCCGGCAACCAAGATCAAATCTATTGATCCCCGAAAGATTATCTCAGCAAATATTTTACTTACATATAATACCAAAACAAAGAAAGCCTGTCTTTTTAGTTCAAAATCTGGGTTAAGTATTAAAGGCAGTTCTATTATTGGATTTGATGAAACGGATTCTTCCTCAAAGTCTTTGAGGAAAGAAACTTATATTTTTAACTTGACAAAGCAGCATAAGGATGTATCATCTGTATACAAATCCGTAAAATCTAAGGAGAAGCCTGTAAAAAGCAGAATAAATACTGATGTACTGCTGTTGCAGGCGATTAAACTATGATTCTAATTGATAATTCGCAATTGTTTTTTTCTTCCTATTTCTCGCATGGACATGCGACTGGAGAAGTTAATGACAATCTTGTGCGGCACACACTCCTTTCTCAGTACGCTAGGATCAACGATAAGTATCGTTCTAGGTTTGGTAGTATCGTCATTTGCAATGATGCTGATAACTATTGGAGAAAAGAGATATATTCAGGATATAAACAACAGAGAAAAGAACAAAAAGAAAAAAACACAGATGTAGATTGGAAACATCTGTATGAAACTTTTGATCGGGTAAGAGACGAGATCAAAAATAATCTTCCCTATAAATCTATTAGGGTAAGTAGATGTGAAGCCGATGATATCATGTATGTACTCTGCAAGCATTATTCTCATAAAGAGAAGATGCTTATTGTGTCTTCAGACAAAGATATGATTCAGCTTATGAAATTTAATAATGTTTCTATTTATTCACCGAAGACAGATAGTATTATTAAATCAGTTTCAAATATAGATGAGTTGCTTTTTGCACATGTATTAAAAGGCGATTCTGCAGACAATATCCCAAATGTAATGACAAATACTGATGATTTTCTTTCCAAGAAAATTCGTCAAAAACCAATGACAGCAAAAAGAATTGTTGAATTTACAAATAATTGTTCTTTAATTGATGAAAAAAATCTAACTAGAAACAGATCTTTGATCGATCTGTCCTATATACCAGAGGAGTATGAAAATAATATTTTGAAGAAGTATCAGGAAACTGTTCCTGCTGATCGTAAAAATATTTTTGATTATCTCGTAACCAATAAAATGAAACTTCTTTTAGAGAATGTGGAGAGTTTTTAATGAAATATATAACAAGATTATACTCAGAAGTATTGAACGAAGTTCGACAAGCAAAAACAGAAGAAGAAAAAATTCAATTACTTCAAGAAAATAAGTCAGAAGTATTGCTTCAAATTTTTCAATATGGATTTGGTAAACTAGAAACTCCATATAGGAGTTCTGTTCCTGAGTATAAACCAGACGACTCTCCATATGGATTTTCTTACACAACTTTACAAAAAGAAATGCACAGATTACCATATTTTTATAATACAAAACTATTGATTGGAAATGAAAAATTACGTGATCAAAAATTAAGAAACATTTTAGAAATGCTTCATTTTTCAGAAGCCGCTCTACTTGAAAATATTTTTACACAAAAATTAGATACATATGTTTCAAAGGAAATTGTATTAAAAGCCTTTCCTGAATTACAAGGTGATATATCATGAACGAACAAGAAATTAATCAAATAAGAGAAGAGTTATTAACTCTTGATTATATAACTCTAAAAAGAGCGTTACTTATAGCAAAAAATATGAAAAATGCTCCTCCAGTACCAGAGCAAAAGAATATTTTTGAAAAAGCAAACTCTTTTGCTAAATCTTATATGTCAAAAGGTTTTACTGGTAAGAAAGCCTCTGATACCGTAAAGTCTCTTAGAGTTTTGAGTTGCCACGGCGGCTCTGGTTTAGAGGCATGCCCACATAGAAAAAATAGTGATAAGTTTGCGGGATCATTTTATTGTGGTGCATGTGGTTGTGGAGATAAGTCAAACACGCAACTAATTAATATTAGGAACGATAAAGGCGAAGAGCAATATTCCAAACTAGATTTTCCAAAGGTATATTGTCCATTAAAGATGCCAGGATTTAGTGATTACGTTGTTTCAGAAAGCGAAGAACAAAAGAATTCTCGCAAGATTGTTATTGAAACTTCGTATGGAGTAGAGTATATTAAGGCAAATTCTAACCAAGAAGGTGGAGAGATTAAATATCATGAAACAAACAACAATGAAGATCAGCAAGAAGACGTTGGAAGTTCTTAAGAATTTTTCTAATATCAATCAAAACATTTATATTGAACCGGGCAATAAAATCTACACAATCAGCAAGCCACCAAACATTGTGGCAGAGGCACATGTAGACGAAACATTTGATACAACAATTTGTATCTACGAAATGTCTAAGTTCCTTGGAGTTATTTCTCTGTTTGAGTCTCCAGAATTTGAATTTGATGACAAATCAGTTACGGTTCATGGTCACAATAACGGAAAGATAAAGTATCATTTTTGCGAACCAAAGGTTATTGAGAAGTTTGTTGGTATGCATGGTAAACTTCCAAAGGAAGGCAAGAAACATTTTTCGTTTAGTTTATCTCAACGTCAAATTGATGAGTTGATTCGTTCTGCAAATATTCTCCAGATCAATACTATTAAGATCAGTGAATCTGATAAGGGCGGTGTTGAAGTTTCTGCAGCAGATGCAAACAACACAACTCCAAATTTCTATTCAATTCATATTGAAGATGCGACAGTATCTGACGATGCAGAAGATGCATATGTTCAACTCAGACTGCTCAATCTTATTAGTGGTAGTTATGATGTTGATGTTTATGAACAAACCGTAACCAAGTGGACACACAAGGATATTGATCTTAAGTATTATATTGCTAAAGATATTGA